TCAGTTGGGAAAGCGTTTTGTCTACCACCTGATTCAGTTGTTACGGTCATTTGAAGTAATATGAACTTTTGTTACATAATTATATAGGAAATATAAAACTTTGTAAAGTATTATTACATAAGCAACACTTATAACTATTATAAACTACGCTTATCATTCCCTTGCGAGAACTTGAAAAATAGGTTGAGGACTAACGCTACTGGCACCGTTGTGAAAAATATTATCATCACCACCATTTCAATCATGTGTCTAATCTCTGACATTCATTTATAAAGAAGTGTTACTATTTAGCATAAAAAAAGACCCCCGAAGGGGTCTGGTTTATTTCTTTCTTACTTTCTCCCTGATCCATGCATCAACAATAGTGAGGACAATAGACCCGACTCCAATGATAAGTATACCTTCCCACATTAGCAATCTTTGTTTAGACCTTCTGCCATGTTACCACCTATATCAGCACCTTGATTGCCACCAAACATTGCCACCCAACCAGCAGCGACCCAACCAATAAAGGGGATACCACTGAGAGCAGGAGCAGCACTAGCACCAACCGAGGTACCCACGAGTCTGCCTGTGCCTTCTGCTGATCCAATTGCTTTGATACAGGCTTCACTTTTTCGATACTCAGTTATCTGCTGTGCTTGTGCATCAGTCAAACCTGGTGGTGAATCAATCCATGATCTCTGATTAGATACAGGTCCTCCTTGGTTTATCTTACCATCCATGAAGTACTCTTCAGTAATCTGAGTTGTCTCGTTTGCTAATCCTAAGAATCCACCCTTCTCTTTGATCTCCTTAGTGATGAATGCTGTCTTGGGATCGTTTGCTTTATATGAAATAACATAACCATCATCTGCTACACTTGCCTTATATGATGTGTAAGGACCTACAGGTATATCTAAACTTGGTAACTTAGGTGTTTCTTTTCTACTTGCAATATATCCTATCATACCAAGATGTGAGACAGCGAATAGACTGCCTACTATACCAAATGATATCCACTTCCACTTGCCACCATTAGATGGTTTTTTCTTAGGGTTGGTTTCCGCACCAAACATTGCTTCATCTTGATCCATAATCTTACCTAGTCCGTTTATTATATAGCATAAAAAAAAGGGGTGTCAAGCACCCCTCATTGATCCATCTCGAACCAGTATTATTTAGAATGTGAACTTCACACCTGCTTTAGCACCCCAGTCGACGTCATCGTTGTTAGTTACTCCAGAGATCTCTCCGTAGAACTTATCATAAGAACCACCAAGGTATCCAATGAATTCTACATCACCGAACTCATCAGAAGTTTCTGTATGAGTAACTGTAGGACCACCAGATACATAGTATCCGATTCCGCCTTCTGTTGTTCCTTCGTATCCAACTACTGCTTCAAGACCACCAGATGTATATGCTCCATCAGGATATGATCCAGTTGCTTCCAAATTAACATATGGACCAGCAAAAGCTGCACCAGATACTAGAAGAGGAGTTGCTGCTATTGCAGCGATTGTTGATTTAATTGACATGTGTTTTATTGTATCTCGCATGGGCATAAAAAAATCCCTTGCGGATGTTAGACGACCCCGACATGGGTGTCTTTTTATCTACGCAGGGGTACGATCTTTCGAGTCCTTTGTATCAGTATATAGTACACCACACCAAGGGCATTGTCAAGTGTTTAGTTTAGAAAACCCCTTGTCCTTAGTAAACTCTAGACAGTGATTGAATTTATCGTACATGTCTTGTTTGTGTGAGATTATAAACACGTTGGCATCCTTGATAATATATCGTATAATTTTGAGGAAGTATTCTGTACCAAATTCATCTAGTGATGAGTCGAAAACTTCGTCCATGATTAGCAAATTTGTGACAACACTGTTCTTCATCCTTGCTATCTCTCTCCATGTAAACAGAAGTGCAAGGTCAATCCTCATCTTTTCACCCTCAGAGAATGAAGCATAAGAGAACTTTTCATGTACAGGTGTCTGCACAGTCTCATTGAAGTCTTCATCTAACAAGAAATTGACATAGAAATCCATCCTCTGTAGATACTCATTGACCTGTTGGTTGATTAGAGGTAGATACTTTCTTATAATACTCTTCTTTACACCATCATCCTTGAGTAGTTCGTTACCCTGTTCCAAGTAATCGTACTCCTCTTCAGTTTTATCTAGTGTTAGTAATATATCTTTTAGTTGGTTCTTATATTCAGTTAGTTTCTCGTCTTCAGTATTTTTATTCTCAAGTCTGTCGGTAATGTTTTGAATTTCTGTTTCAAGATTTCCTCGTTGTCTGTTATTGTTAGCAATTCTAATATTGAATTGAGAAACTTCATTTGATAGGGTTGTAATCTCCTTCTGGAGTTTGAGAAACTGTTGTTCTCGTTCTTCCTCTGTTTCTATAGCAGAGGTTATTTCATCCAAACTACTTTGATGTTTGGCAAGAACTCCTTGGAGGTGTTCAACTCTATTTACTCTAAATGACTCCTCTATGTCCTGTGTACATGTAGGACAAACCGAATGTGCTTCAAAAAAATCCAGTTCATGACTAGAGTTAGATTCTTTGGTCTGTATTTTTGATTTTAATTTTTCTAATTTCTTTATAGTATTACTTGATTTAGTATACTGTTTGATATCTGTCTCCTTATTGTTGACTTTAGAGATGAGATCCTCAACACTCCTTTGGTATTCTTCCGTTTCGGTATCACAATTCTGGATCTTTTGTTGTTTGGAACTGATGCTGTCATAACCTTCATCCTCTATTTGTTTGATAAATTTCTTTTGCATTATAATTTTGTCTGCAACTGATTCTTTCTTTAGTTCCAGTACCCTCAAATTATCCCTTGACTGCTTGAGTTGAGTCTTCAAGATATCTGACATCATAGAAAAAACTTTGATGTCAAGCAAGTCTTCTATAACTTCCCTGCGATGTGGAGCACTAAGTTGCATAAAGGGAACGAAAGAAGCACTCCCAAGAATAACAATTTGAGTGAAAGATTTGTAGTTGAGTTTGAGTATTTGTCCTTCCAAAGACTTTTGTTGATCATTGGCAGAACAGTCTTCATTGAATTTTTTCCCATGTTTGTAAATCTCAAATATATTAGGTTTGATGCCTCGTATTACCCTGTAAGGTACATCACCAATATCAAATTGTATTTCTACTACAGCATCTCTTTCGTTTGTGCTGTTGACTAACTGACCCTTAGTTACTTTTCGGAACGGTTTTCCGAACAACGAAAAAGTCAGAGCATCTAGAACCGTACTCTTACCCGAACCATTTGCACCAACAATCAGGGTATCCTTATTCTCATCTAACTTTATAGATGTGAATTGATTTCCTGATGAAAGAAAGTTCTTATAACGAATTTGTTTGAAACGGATCACTTAGATTTGACTGGGATTACGAAATCATCTTTACCTATTACAGTATACCTTGTTCCTGTTTTTTCGCAAGCAGCAATTGCTACACGATCAGCAACATGCATCACCTTCATTATGGGTTCACCTGTACCTTCTAACATCATAGCATATCTTTCAGCATCATCTTTCTCTACAAAAAAGAATACAACCTTCTCACCATACTCGTTATGTACAGCGTATGCACCCTCATCAGTGCTATGTTTTGGTGTAATAATATGCATCAGATAATCTCGCATGCCTCTTGATAAGTAACTCTCAAAATGTCCTTGATTTTTGATTTATTTAGATCTGTGCTTAGATCATCAACGTATGTATTGAGTAGTGTCATAGTATCTTCTGTCTGTGCTATGTTCTCATCTGGTGCAAGCATATTTACTGATCTTTCTACCACCTTAATATCATATGGATGCACCTTTGCTAACGATTGCATAAATCTTTCATACTCTTTCTCATCACTCTTCTGTTTGACTACAACCTTGACTATCTTGTTCCTATAATCCTCAAACTTAGTCAATTGTCTGGGTGTATCAGCGTAATTGATAATCTTGTACATCTGATATGGGTTATTGATTGTCTTTAGTCTCAGAGTTTCTGTGTCGTAAATATGAAACCCTCTTTTATCATTACAATCATTCCAAAACATTTCATATGGATTCCCTAGGTAATATATCCTACCGTTATTTGACCTTGTATGGTAGTGTCCAGAGAATACATGTGTAAAGTGATCATAACACTCAAAGTCTGCTCCTACGTCCATTACATGCCCATGTGTGGCAACGAACCCATTGAGTTCTAGATGTCCCATAGCAACTTTACACTTACTATCCTTGACCATCTTATATGTTGTTGTATTATTTTCTGCGTTGATCCAAGGTATAAACAGTATTGGTAGACCACCTACAGTTATCTCTTCACACTCTTCAAGGATACGTATATTCTTATACTCTCTAAGCATCAGATCTATAGTGTTGATGTCATTGGTATTCTTATAGAAAGCAGTATGATTGCCAACTATACTAATCATGGACATTCCTTTATCTCGAATAGGATCAAAGTAATTGTCCTTTGCCCAATTGAGAGAGCATAGATCCACACCTTTCCTATTATCAAAAGTATCTCCTAGATCCAGAATAGTATCTATACCGTGCTTCTCTAATGTAGGAAAGAATATATCATCATAAAATTTCTGAAAGTAATCTAACCATAATTTAGAACCTTTCTTGAAACCAAAGTGTTGATCTGTTATGATAGCAACTTTCATTTTACAAAATTCTGTTTTGATGTGCTGCTTTTTGTTCTGTTATGTATGACAATAAATCTATCTGCTGCAAATGTACCTGCAAGACAGACATCTATATCATCACCATCTTCCCAGTTGATATCACCATTCTTTTTGGTGTGAAGCATTGCTTCTTGAATCTGGTCGATAATTTCTTGTGTTAGTTTCATCTGTTGGTTCTATATTGTACAGCATCTTTGATAGAGTTATACTCAGAAGACTTATCCGCTTCGTCTGCGACGAAGACTTCGTCATATCCAGACTTTTCTATTATCTTTTGTTTTATATCTAACTGACGTTTCTCTTTCTGTATTCTTCTTAGGAATGCATAGTGTATTATCTGTGTAAAATATGCAAAAGGATTTCTAGACTTATCAGGATTGAAGTTAGAAATATACTGGACACAGTTCTCTATACCATCACAAACCATATCATCTTTGAACATGTAGTTTACAAAGTTTGGTTTGAATGATAAGTGTGTTGCTATCTTTAGAAAACATTCTCCAATGTATCTGGGGATAACTGGTTTAGGTAATCCTCTTTTCTCTGCAATAATTATCTCATCCTTGTAATCAATGATAGCAGCAAGGAATTCCTTATTATTGACGTAGTGCTCTGATCTTTTTCTGGGCATTACCTGTGTATGAATCTATACAAATTATAGCACAGCTTGACAAGTCCGTGCAATAGGGTTACAATTACCCTGTAGGGGTTCAAGGGACAAGTATTAAGTTTCTTTTGTATCCTTAGAGTCCTTAGAATCCTTCTTGTACAAGTCTTCAAAAGACTTTCTTGCATCATCTACAGAGTTTACATAACCCATTTCTTTAGTAATCTCAGGGTGTGAGCGAGTGAACCCTTGCTGGATGATTGTAGAATATGTTTTATTTACTTCCTTATCTTTTATCTCAGACATCGTAATAATTCTATTCATGTCAACTATAAAAACCTCTTCATCAGTCAATTTCATCCAAGGTTCAAATTTATATCCCAACGGGATATTCGCACCAGGGGTGCGAACTTCTTGACATACAACTGGATTCTCTAGAATAATTCTATCGTCATCGTCACTACAGACAACAACCTTTGACAGTATCTCTTCACCACTTACAAGTTTGATAGCCGCAAGAAAGTCTTCATACGGTTCTTCAAATTTTGATTTGGATGATGTCATAGTTGAATTTTTCCTCGTTGTAGTATTTGATTCTCTCAATTAAGTGATTCAAAGTATAGTTCTGGACTGATCCTTTCTTGGTATCGTCTGCTATATCATATAATGTAGCATTCAACTTGGTATTACTCTTACGTAATACTCTGCCGATAGATTGCAGTGTCCTTATTCTAGACTTAGATGGAGAAGAGAATACGACATTGTGAAGGTTCTTTATATTGACACCAGTGGAAAATGTTCCAAAGGAAGCAATTATAATAGCGTTGTTTTCAATCTCCGCTATACCTCTGACAGTTTCTCTTTCTTCAGCATCCACACCACCGTGAATAAAGAATACTTTCCTATCGTCTCTATTTATTAGTTCAAATAGGACTTCTCCATGGGTAGCAACCCTACTAAAAAGTATCAATGTGTTACCTTTCAAGTCCAGTGCTAGGTTTTTTATAAATTTATTTCTTTTTTCATGTGAAATAATATATTCTATTTCATCTTGATAAGCATCAAACTTCTTAGGTTCATGTTTGAGTAGCAGAACCTTTATGTTTAGTGTTGCTAGATAACCTTTCTCCTGTAACTCCTTAGTATTGACGATTTTATAAGAGGGTCCGAATAGACCTTCAAGTACCCACTTATGAGTTTGTGTACCATCAAGCGTACCTGTGAAACCATACCTGTATTTTGTGTCATAAAGTTTTGTCATTATACTTACTAATGATTTAGACTTAAACTGATGTGCCTCATCCCCAATCACTACATCAAACCTATTGAACCAGTCCTTAGGTAACTTGTATATTGACTGCCATGTGCTTATAATAACTGGGTGTTGACTCAACAAATCCTTTCCAGCATATATTCTATGACAAATATCTTCGACATTCCATCCATAATCTATAAAGTCCTTATACATCTGTTCTACCAGAGAGGTAGTAGGGACAATAATAAGGGTTGACCTACCATATTCTTTATGGTATCGTGTAATAGCATAGATCATTAGGGACTTACCAGACCCTGTTGGTGATATAATCAGTCTACGATTCTTTTGTAATGCATCAAACACCCCATCAATCTGATAGTCACGAGGTTTGTACTTCGAGATTCCCGTTAGGTAATCCTTTACTCCCTCACGAGAGATTGATTCCGTCTCTTGATAAGGGAGCCCATAAAACTTGGAGTTCTCAAATTCAAACTCGTAATTATATCTCTGACAAAATACAACAATCTTATCAAGAAGACCAACATATATCTCATTCTTCTGTACATTAAATAATCTTATCTTACCATCCCAATACTTACTACGGTACTGAGGCATAAACTTTGCACCTGGTACATCAAAGGTGAACTCGTCCTGTAACTCGTGTCGTATGTGTGGGTCGCAATCAATTTTTAGAAAGACTTCGTTCTTCTTTCTTATAGTTAGATCAGCCATAACCAGCGTTGAAACGTCTCCATTCAATAGCGTTTTTTATCTGGTAAGTTCTATTGGAGACTTGTCTTAGTATTTCTTCGATGTACTTCAACATAGTGTCATAGTACTCGATCTTTAGTTTAGTCTTTCTGAGTTTCTCGTCTGCCTCAAGATATAACTTGAGATCATCCTTGTCTCTGACTTTGTAAGGAAATGGTTCTGCTTCATATACAGATGCAGTTGCCTTACCTGTGTAATACTTTCTCCGATCTAGTAGAACATTACAATGTATCTGCTCTTCACGCTTTCGCATGAGCAGTATCGTATTATATAGCTCATAATAAGTAGCGTGTAATTGTGGGATTCTTAGAGACTCAGTATCAAGTTCATCTTGATTTATCTTTGCGTCTTTTTCCCACATGTCTTGAATCATTTCAAGACTTAAAGTCTTAGACCTTAGTTCCATTTACGTCAATCACATCAAAAATAGTATATTTAAAGGTAACCATTGCGGTAAAATATCTTTGCTCTGTTTCTGTTGAGTCAAATGGTACACCAGATAGTGCAACAGGGAATAAATCCTTGAACTTAATAGAGATACTTGGGTTGTAATCACTATTCAGAACCATCAATGTTCCATCGGATCTCTCTGCAAACTGATCTCTCTCAGCAGCATCAGGATAAAATCTATTTACTTTCTTCAGATCTTCATACTGTTGTAGTGACTCAGGAAATCCTAGTCCAGTAATCCAATCATATATCTGCAAGTAATTCTCGCAGTTTTCGTCAACTATAAAACTCAGAGTCAGATCTTCGTAAGATAACTCTGTGCCAGGTATAGGTATTTGACGAAGGTACGATGCTTGTGTTGTAGTGCCAAGAGTTACAGTTGGTATATTTGCTTGGTTGCAAAAGAAACTAACTTTAGGGCAACGGTTCAGCAAAAATTTGAACCCAACTATTGATAGGAAGTTCCTATTAGAAGGTTCGTTTAGTTTGAATGGAGGTGTAGCACCTCTAACCCTAGTGTCTGCCATTACTTACGTAGTGTTTTTAAATAGTCAAGAACGTTTTCTCGTATGCCCATCAATTCATCGTAGCATCCTTGATTATGGGCACACCCTCTCAGTTTAGGATCGGGTGCCATTACTGATTCGATGAAGATAGAAAGTGCTCTATCATATTTGATTGCTGGAGTCTCAACTCCAATAGATCCTTGATCTTTCATAATGTAGTCGTACTATAATATTTATCATAGCATAAAAAAAGAGACCCATTAGGGTCTCTCTGAAAAATATAAGCAACTCGCTTACATAAGGTTTGTAACTTTAACACGTCTGTAGTATCTGTTACTGTTACCAGTAATTCTACCAAGACCTTGATCTGTACCTTCAGCAAATGGGTTAGCAACCATTCCATATCTGGTTTTGAAACCAATTTTTGGTTGGAATGTGTCTTGTCCAACTGCTCTTACCATCTGTAGTGGAACGTAAGGGCAATAGAATAGACCAGCATCATAAGGGTTAGATCCCTTGTATCCCATGACGTAGTACTGATCAGCAGTTAGGTTTGCAGCGAATGGATCGATGTAAACTTTGTATCTACCGTTTAGAGTACCTGCGAATGTGTTACCAGTATCATCAACGTTCATGTTAGATGAAAGTGCAGGTGTGTAGTCTAGTTGACCAGCAGCTGTTAGCGATGAAGCAACGTCAGCAGAACAAAGGATGATGTTACCCTTTCCTCTACGAGTCTCTTGTGCGATTGCGTTAGCATCTCTTTCTAGTTGGAAGATCATACCTTTGAACTTCTCAACCATCCATCTTCCGTTACTGTCTGTGTCTAAGTCAAATACACCAGTTGTTGCTGTGTTGACTTGAGCACCAGGTCTTGCTGCCTTATAGATTGTACGGATGATCTCTCTGTTGATTTCCGCTAGGATCTCAGTAGAAAGGATGTTTGCTAACTCAGCCTCTGCATCCAATCCATGGATCGCCTTGAGGTCTTGTGCTAGTTCTAAACTGTACTCAGCTTTGAGGGCTCTTGACTTCGCAGTCACAGATACCTTCTCGATGCTGAACGCCATCTCACGGAAGTCGTTGTTAGCACCGTCGCCTAAAGCTTCAGACTGTTGAGTCTTGAAACCTTGTCCAACTGAGTAAGCGTTCTCTGCACCACCGTTCAAGATTGATGGGTTACCACCACCTTGTGCAGTTGTACCGAAACCAACATCTGAATCTCCGTCAGTTGCTCCTGTGTAATCACCCTGTGTGAATGATGCGTCGGAGTCTTGAGCAGAGAATGCAGAATCTGGTTCGTTGAAGAATGCTTCTGTACCGTTCTGGTTGTCGTACTTGGATCTCATTGCGAAGATCAATCCAGTTGGTCCGTTCATTGGTTGAACGCCAGCTAGGTCGTATGCAACGAGGTTTGGCATTGATCTTCTGATCAATGAAATTAGAACTGGGTCGAAACCAGCAACAGGTCCACCAACTGATGCACCACCACTGAAACCTGCGGCTCCAGTTCCTGATGGGTCAGTGTTTACTGTTGGAGGAGCTTCTGACAAGAATGCTCTCTCTTCTCTTAAAAATCTTTCTTGGTTTTCTAGAAGTTGGGCGGTAACTGCTCTTCTGTGGTTGTCTTGGATTTTATCTAATCCTTCTGCCTCTAAGAGTGGTTGCCACTTCTTCTGGAGTTGTCCAGAATTAAACATTTGGCTTACCTTATGGGTGTAATTTAAAAATTGACTATTGGAACTTTGTCAACGCTGACAAATATGCGTTCATTGCTGATCCATGATCCTCAGGAATCGCATCCTCAGGGTTGATTTCAGAGTTTTCTACAATTGGTTTCGCATTGAAATACGACTCCTTGAGTGTAGATAGTTTTTCTCTGTACTGTTCTTCACTTTCAAACTCAACACCGTTAGATAGTTCGGAGAGTTTATCCTTTTGAGATAACGCCAAACCTTCACTTACTTCATCAAGGATGTTGTCTGACACAGATACTGAAAGACGCTTAGTCAATTCTACGTTACTTTCTATCTGCTCATTTAGTTTTGTTTCCATTTCATCTAGTTTAGAAGTCATTGCTTCTAAGACATCGTATTTGTCTTCAGGGATTTCAACATAATGTTCTTCAAAGAGGGTCTTAAGACCACTCATAAAGGAATCAGAGAGTTCACCTCTTATTCCAGTTTCTACAGCGAGTGCATTCTCATTGATCCACTCATTAGCGACGTACTCTAAGTAAGAGTCAACACGCTCTGTAAGTTCTGATTTGTGAGAAGCAATCTCCTCATCAAATGCTTTTGTGAACTGCTCTTCAAGTTGTTCAGCAACTTGTTCAATCTTGGACTTTACAGCCGCTTCAAAGATTGTAGCAGTCTTTTCTTGGAACTCTTTAGAAAGTTCTTCGCCTTCTAAGAGTGCAGCAACATCATCCGCAACGTCAATTACGATCTCTTTTGCTACTTCTTCCTCAGGTGATTCAGACTCAGATACGGGAGTTTCAACAACTGCTTCTTCCTCAGATGCAGTCTCTTCGTTTGCACCTTTACCATATCCACTGCTTTTTATAGCACCGGGTCCTGGTAATTGAACCTTACCTGCTGTTCCCTTAGTTTGAGGATCACCTTGTTGTGCAAATGTTGCAGTAGGTGTCTTCAACTTATGAGAATCATCAGTTGGTTTTCCGTTTGTAGGAGTAGGTCCTCCTAAATCTTCTATCGCACCGTTGTCAGGTACGTATGATGGAGCTTTAGGCATAGGGTCTGCTTTCGCTGCGCCCTTTGTAACCTGGTTCTCCATTTCATGTAGTTGTTTTTTCGCAGCCATTGGTTAACTTTTCCGTATTTTCGTATGAATACTGTTATTATTTATCAATTTATAGTTCTGATAAGAAATTAGCGAACAATTTAAGTTTGTTTGCCTCTAATATTCCTTCGTCGACTAGGGTATCAATCTTTCTTTGTGCGCCCTTGCATGCTTTTTCACGTAGCATACCACCTTCCCATACCCATTCCTTTCCTTCCATGATACCATCCACAAAAGCGTCTGGTGCACTGGGATCTGCCACTATATCAGCAGCAGTGGCGAGCATAAAGTCTTCGCCCACATAACTCACACCATCTCTTGATATGATAGAACCCATACCTCTAGATGATACTCCTAACTTGACTCCCTCCCCAATAAGAGAAGAAGCAATCTTACCCATAGGTGTTGAAAGTATCTGTGCCTTACCTACAAAATTATTACCTTCTTGTTGAAGAGATACAATTTTATGTGATACTCTATCAAGGTTAATTTGAGGACCATCGGGGTGTCCTAGTTCACCAAGAGCACGACCTGTGCCTACATGTGCTTCGTTATAACGCTTCACTTCGTTCACCATTGTTTGCAATGGATAGCATCTTTTATTGCGATTTACGATTTCTGCTTGTAAAAAAGGACCTTGAATGTATAGAGTCTTCTTCCCGTTTTTTTCTTCGGTCAGAACTTCTACTGATTCGATCTCTTCTGAAATTAGTTTCATCCTAGGTTTACCTCGTGCAAATGCATAGTACACCCATCTGATGTTTCGGGTGCCATTCTAAAAATAACTGTCTTAGTCAACTCTGCGTCTCCTGTGAAGTCAGCGAGAGATGATGTATTAGCATCAACAGTGATCTTACATTTGAATTCGTTAGATCTCTGTGGGTACTGTATTGCAGTAATTTCTTTGTGAGCAAGGGTACTATTATAAGTACCAACTGCTGATCCAGTCATGGTAATATAATCACCAACTCTGAATTTTGTATCTTGCCTATCCAATGTAATCACACATGGATTTGCTTTTGTGACAGACATTGCTTTTGCGTGAGCAGGATGTCCGTAACGATATAAAAAGTCTCCACCTTTCTCTACATGAAAAGATCCTACACCCGTTTGGGCGATGGTATTACATACAGTGATGTGTCCTGACTTTTTTTCAGAACTACATGCAATGTATAAAATACCGCTTTTCACAGCCTTTGCACCAGAAGCAGCAGTCGTAGCATTGTTGCTACTTACTTCTCCATGGTCAGAGACTAAACTTAATACCTGTGGCATTTTACTCCTCTTCTTGCGGTTCTGATTCAACAGCGTCAGATGGTTCCTCTTGTTTACCAAACTGAGTAGCAGCGACTGTAGGTGTTATTTGATCCACCTTCTCTGCACTTTTTTGGTATAGCAAGGTTTTTATTGCATCATGAACTTCTGATGAGGAAGTCTCATCATTAGACATCATACCTAGCAATTCATTGGTATCCATTATATTTTAAAGTAACGCTAACCCTATTTATATCTTAGCTTTCTTGATGTTTAATTCAGGTGCTTCTGTTGCGCTTCCATTGACCTGAGGGTCTTTACCATTTTTACCCATATTTGATTTCTCATTATTACCAATCTGTCCGTTTTCTATCTGTCCCTGCATGATTTGATTCTGTGTTTCTAGTGGTACACCTACCCCTGTTGCATTCTCCTCTTCCATCTCTTGTGCCATCTCTTCTATCTCTTCATCTGTTTGACGTAGTACCTTACGTTTCACATAATCTCTTGAATAGTATGTACCAATGTAAGGTTCGATTGCAACCATGACATTCAATCTTTCGTTCATCAACTCAGTCTCTTTGAGTTCAGCAAAGTGGTTGTCATACAAGTAATCAAACTGTATGTGCTCTGCCATCTTCTCCCAATCTTCTGGGGTTACGATGTTCTTGAGTATAAGTTGTGTCTTGAGTAGATCTAAGAATAGACGACTGAATCTCTTACGAAGTCTACCTACAAACTTACTAAACATAAGTTCATCTCTTAGTATCTCTGATGATCTACCTAGGTTAAATCCACTGTCAGCACCTATTCTTGACTCAGGTACATTGAGTGAGCGATATAATTTCTTCTGGAAGTATTCAATATCTGTAAGTTCTCCAAGGTTCTGACCACCAGGTAGTGTAGTAATCTCAGTTCCTCTTCCACCTTCTCTTCTAGGTAACCAGAAGTCTTCAAGCATAGACATGAATTTCTTGTCATCCTTGATTTCACCAGTGTTAGCATCATATACTAACTTGTTTCTGTACCTACTCATAACATCACGTAGATACTGCTCTGCCTTTACCTTAGGTAAATTACCAACGTCAATATAAAATATTCTTCTCTCAGGTGCTCTAGACAGTCTATAGATAACGAGAGAGTCCTCGATCATACGTAACTGGTTTAGACCTTTGATTGCCTTATGTAAGTAAGACAGTGTAATCTTCTTGTTTCTATCTACTAGACCAGAGTGTACATGAGTGATAGCATCCTTTGCTATTCTTATACCCTTACCAGCAACTGATCCATACTTCTGTGCTACACCTTGTGGATAGTATGTGTAGAACTCAGTTACCTTAGTATCTTTGTTTACAGTCTCTGTACCTTGATCTTGTGAAGGAATAGCAATTACACCCTTCTCCTTATCATTAGGTTTGATTCTCATCAATTTTATCTTGAGAGCATCAATAAATCTTAATTCTTGTATCCCTTCGTCTGGTTTCTGTACGTCAATTACTTTATGGTAGAATATCCTACCATCAACATACCAGTTTCTAAAAATCTCGTGTGACTTCTTATCAAACTCTAGTAAGTCTTTTACTTTCTTGAACTCGTTTCTTATTACTTTCTTTAATGGTTGACCTATGTTTAGGTTATCAAGGTCTATCTCTACAGGACTATCGTTCATATCTGAAACGATTGCCTCATTCACCACATGCTCAATCGCTGTATCACACTCAGGGTGTAGAGACATGTCACGATATCTTTTTACAATATCAAACTCAGTCTTAAATACTCCCTCAATATCTACGTACTGACCATAGAATCCCGAAGATAGAAAATAATCAGCACCGTCCTCGTTGTTAGGAGCGACAGGGCTGATTACACCTTTCTTCTTCTTCTTATCGTTCTCGTCTTCAATTGAGAAACCAAAAAGTTTTGGCATTATATTACCTTATTCGATATATTTATTATACCACAGAATCAGTATTGTTGCCATCATAAGCAGTCCAGTACTGAACTTGAAGTGTTACTTGGAACTCTTCTACAGCATCTACTTGATCATAAGATAGTTCAACTGTGCTTACTGCACTTGGCCAGCAACCAACCATTTGGTAGCGTCTTAGTACAGGTAATGCAGCAGGGTTGTCCTTTCCTTTTACATTTAGATCTGTGTTAGCACGACCCAACTGGTTTACTACCCAATCAGTGTAGTATTCAGCAGGGTTTAGGGTTCCTGAACCGTCAGATACTTTGACGATGTAGTTTGCCCATCTCTCGAATGCTGTTCTTAGTTTGAAATCGTTATCGTTGATAACTGTGATTGTCCAAGGATCGAATCTACGATCTCCTGCAACCTTGAGTTGACGACCTCTGAAAGGAACAATAACTTCAGCGATGTTAGACGCTGGTAATTGTGCTCCCTTGATCATCATACGATGAGTAGTGTTTTCTATCTCATCATCAAATATACCTACACCTGACGGAAAGTTTAGCTCAACCTCAAATAGATTAGGACGAGCACCACCACCAATGAGTCTTGATTTGAAAGAGTCAATTGATCTCTCGTTGTTAGGTATAGAAAAAATGTTTCTATCTAGTGCCATTGTTTGGTTCCTCTATTATACAGTTCCTACAACTTCACTGAAGGAAACTCCAGTTCGTGTAGCAACAAAGGTCAGACCGATAAAGTTAATTGACCTTGCTGGTTTGACATAAATGTCAGCAATGAATTCATTGCGATCAATAACGTTAGGTGTGTTATTGGTTTCATCACAAACAAGTAAGAAGTCGGTGATACCTCTCTTAGCTTGTACATCCCTTAGGAATGGTTCAACGATATTTACGAAGTTGCTTCGTGTCCCTGCATCGTTGAGTTCAAAGAGTTGTGCTTGTGCAGCGTTCTCGATTGCTTGCTCAATAGTGATGAACAATCTACGAACGTTGATTCTGTCAAACGCACTCTCATAAGATAATGCAGTCTTGTCTCCAAATAGGATGATTCCTGCACCTGGTTTGTTGGTTATTGGGTTGACTCTATTTGAATAGAGTTGATCCCTTGCATCTAAACTAGGATTGAACGCTAGTTTGATAGCAAAATTCAGTCCTCCTCTTGCCTGTCCAGCAGGAGAGAACCAAGGGAAGTTGTCCCTATCTGTTCTTACACAAAGTCCTGCAACATCATTTGATGTAGGCATGTAGACGAACTTCTTATTGAATCTATCGTAAACATACTGGTAACCAGCATCGAAGATTGCATAAGAAGACGATGTAAGTGGTGAGAAGAACTCAAGAGTATTTTGTAGTTGATCCGCAGCACTCGCCACATTGACCAGAGATGATCTACATGGTGATATGAATGTGATGCAGTCTTTTCTACCTTCACATATCTGTATTAGTTTATTTGCTTTCGCTTGCTCTTCTTCTTTTGTTCTGTATGCACTACCTTGTAGTAAGAATCTAATGTCACTATCTACTGGATCTGCAAACTTGTCGTATGCTGTGAGTAGATCTCCTAGAGGTGCATTGAATACTCCAACACCAGTGTAGTCTAATCCTCCTCCTAGTTCGTAATTTACATTACCAACAGAGTTGAACTTGACGTTCTTAGCGTCTTGACCCCATGCTCCTGCACCAGATGTAACTGCTGTAGTTCCTGAACTAAATCCAGATGCTAGAGGTGCTGTTCCTCTAAACGCATCAGTTCCATTTACCAGTGATACACCAGCAAATAGTAATCCAGAGTTCTCTGCAATGTAGTCTTTATAGTATATTGCTCTACCACCAGACTGTTCGCAATCCCCTGCTTTAGAAAGGTTTGCATGCTTCTCCATTACAGAACCTATCTCACCAGTTACCGCACCGTTTGCGTCAACAACGACAACATGCAATGCATCGTTGGCACCGTCTCTTGTAGATACGTAATTGTTTGTTCTAGGTTTGTTTAGTACTGCTCTCCATGGAAGTGTAACTAAATCAGTTCCACCGTCAGCAACACTTGTCAGTATATTCTGAGTGCTGTACCAATCTACAGTAGTATGAGTTGTACCTGATGATGCAGTAGTACTACCACCAGAGTTCACAAAGTTCAGTAGAGTTCCGTTCTTGAACTCAAACTGTGAGTTTTGTGTGTAGGACTGTAATGTTTCTGTACCGCCTATGACTGTACTTACAACTCTTACATCTACAGTTGTTCCTGTCTTAGCAGTAACAATACCTTTTAGTATTCCAGTTGCTGCTGTTACAGTACCAACACCGATTGTTTGACCAGTAAGGTGTTGTGTAACTCCCATACCGACTGTAACGTTACCCATATTACCACTGGTAAATGTAGGTGTTACTACTTGATCGGTAGCGTTATCTATTACTGCAACTCTTAGTTCGTTTGCCCAAGATCCAGGATCCTTGGATGACCAATACCAGTTAAGATCGTCCGCATTGTTGTTATAGTAATCTTCTTTTCCCTCTACTAATAAAATAGATGAAGATGCATATCCAACTGCTGCGTTAGCGTTGTTTAAGTCACCGCCCTTACAGCGAACAACATCCAACTTACCCCCGTAGGATAAGAAATTGGATGCTGCCATAAAAGTCTCATAATGATAATCGGTTGTACCAACACCTGGTAAACCGAAGACATCTACAAGTTCCTTCTCGTTATTGATCCTAGTAATTTCGTTTACCGGTCCTTTTCTAAAAGGTCCAACAAAACCACCGACAACGTTGATACTAAAATCCACGCCACCACGAGTTAGGTCGACTTCTCTTATAGAAATTCCCGGAGATGCTAATCGAAGTGCCATTCTAACTTCTTTCTCCACATACAATGACTATTGATATTTATGAAAAAGCGTCTTTACTAGCGATATTCCCACATATATGATTTGTCACCGTACTCATCTGTCTTCCAAACTGTACCATCAGACTCCACAGTTTCCCCTCCCATCTCCTCAAAACCATCACATACAAATCCAAATGGTGCCATGTCTTGTTCTATTGCATTCTTCTGTTCATCGTATATACGTTTTCTTACGTCAGAGTCGGTCATCTCCTTAAAATAATCCTGTGCAACCAACCACGCAAAAATTACCAAACACATTGCTAGATCATCGTTACAACCTTCTTCTGCCTCAAATGATTGTCTCTTCTGTATGAAGGTGGTCAATTCACTTATAATATTATAATCACAGAACGTAAGTTTATCTTCTTCTACCAGTGCTTTCAGGTTAGAGCAACCTAACTTCTTAGTTACCTGACTCATCTTAACACCCAATTGAGTCTTCACACCAGAAAATCCTGACCCAACTATTTGTCCTGCACGTCCTCTCATAGCAACCATGAGTAAATTCTCATATTCAAGATCATAGAATAGTATAGATGCTACCTGATCACCTATATCATTTACTTCGCATAGTACATATGCGTTGTTATATCCTTTTGCCACATCTTGTATAACAGATGGAAAGACCATAGGTTTTATATCATTGTCTCTATATGTGGCAACAATTTTGTATGGAAACTCTGTAATATCAGCAACTATGAAAGCACTATAGTCTTTACCAACTCCTCTTGCTACGTCGACGGTTACAATATAATCTCTTTTTTGATAGGGTCTTTCATAAACTTTTAACTTTCCATTCTCTTCAACAGGTTGTTCATATACTAATGCCTTTAGTTTTGCTGCATTGATTAAAGTATCAACAGATCCTAGAAACTCACACTCAAACTCAATAGCAAATTGTTGTTTGCTGGTATTTTTTATAGTCTGTTCTTTCCATTTCCTATCTCTGCCTGGCACTTCAGACCAATGGACTTCCGTGGGAGTATACTCGTTCTGACCACGCTCTGCATCATGCCACATTCGGTAGAAATGATTCATACCATGTGGAGTGGAAACTATTATAACCTTCGTAGATTTACCAGAAGATATAGTAGGATACACAGACGCAAAGAAGTCATCTGCTAGGTGATTTTGTACGAATGCAAATTCGTCCAAGAATATAATATTGAATGACATACCTCGAACAGCAGATGCTGAAGTAGATGCTGCTATGATCTTAGAACCGTTCTCCAGTTCCATTGATCCTTTGTTCCAAGCGATGATACCCTGTTGCATCCACTTAGGTAAGTTTTCATATGCTAGTTGCAATCTACCAAGTAAGTCTCTTGCAGTCGCTGCCTTGTTAGCAAGGATGCCAATGTTTACTTGATCATTGAAGATAGCATAGTGTAGTAGATACGAAACCACAGTTGTAGACTTACCAGTCTGACGTGGCATCTTACAAATATTAAATCTATGCTTATGAAATCTACTCAGTAATTTTCTTTGAAACTTGTACATCTTAAAAGGTACAAGTCCTTCGTCTACGTTGACGATTTGAATGTAATTCTCTGTAAAATATATTGGATCATTTTTACATTTAATAAATTCAACAATTTGTTCTTCAGTAAATTGCTGCTTAGTATTCGCTTTTTTTAGATTGGGATTACCAAGATAGATGTCACTTGATGTTGGCATCAGTCTATCATATTATCAGTAGTTCTTTGTATATATGACTCCCATCCTTTGCTCTTAGGATCAAATGCTTTAGATGCACCACCTACAGCTCTTATACCTTTGTATGCAACTTTTGCTACTGTTGCTGCTGCCTTGACATAAGGTCCTGCTTTTTTCATTACCTTTCCTACTCCTAAACTTTGTTTGTTTTTGGTAAGTTTAATCTTATCATCTTTTGGTTTGCCAGGTTCTGTCTTGTTAGAAGTGCTCTTCTCTTTCTTAGCAAGTTGCCCACCTTTAGATTTTACTATATCTCCACCTTTACTTTTTGTTATTTCACCTTTACCTGATTTTACTATTTCACTTTTTGTTGCTGGTGTTACAGAAGAACTTTGGGATTTTACAATTGCACCACCCTTATTACGTGGTCTTCCAGCACCTTTCTTTGTTTCTACACCACCCTTGTCAGCATCATACTTTTCTTTATTGAATGACCCATCTGCATTTCTATACTTAGGATTCTTTATATTTCTTCTGATTTGTTCATCAAGATTTTCATAATCAAAACTCATGGTGAGATTATTTCTCATCTTTTTGAAAGTATCTGTACTTATTCCTCCATCCTTCTTCCCGCCACCAGAAGACTTCAATCCTTTTGGAAGACCATATTTGTTTCTATCAGTTTTTATGTAGGTGTCGCCCATAGCACTCTCTATCTTCTTTGTTATTTATGGAGACCTATCAACGTCTATAGATGATAAGTCTATATTAGGTGTCTTAGGTTCTGGTACAGGTATGGGTGGTGCACCTGCTAATCCTTTCTTGATCATCTTCTGTAGGTCAGCAGTGCTACCAACAAACAAAGAATTATTTGTAACTTGTGTTGGTTTATCTTCCTTCTCTAAATCTTTCATTTTCCTTTGTAGGTCAATAATTTTGTCAGTTACATCTCCTACTGCTTTGACCAATTGTCCTGCAACTTCATAAGCACGTGGGTGTTGAGTATCTTGACATACATCAAGAATACCATTCATTGCTTCTTGTCCTTTCTCTACAATATTGTATAACTGTGCACGAGAGTATTCAAAATCATCTCTAGGTGTCTGATCTTTTTTTACTCTCTTTACTGCTTTTGCTTCTTTTACAACATCTGTTGCTTTTACTTCTAATGCTTCATCAATAGGACTGAATGAGGTTGTCTCACTGTCAGTCGGATCATAATCTTTTGTCATACGTCATTTCCTAATGCAGGACTCCACTCTTGACCATCTGCGTCAAAGAACGATCTAGTCTCACTGAATCCAAAGGAATCACCCATTTCAATGAGGTCAGAATCGACTGCGTTAACAAGATTTATAATATCACCATTGCTATGCTCTGCAATCTTAGTTCCATACTGACCACGGACAACCACCAAGTTGTTCAGATCCTTCTCTTTGATACGCATAACTTCATTACCAATCTGTATATAACCACCTGTAGAGAATGATGCACCAGACGTGACCTTTACAAGAGTCTTCTTCACATCTATAGATTCTGTAAGTTTATCAGTCTTATCTTCGTTGTAATCCTTAGTTGCCTGTGGTACAACAGTATATCTTTGTTCTCTTGGTGCTCGTATAGCAGTAGAGTAATCGATTTGTACCTTCTTGATAATACCGTTCTCGTCTGTTGGAACCTCCTGATAGAAATATGTTTTAGAAATAAAGTCTAGATCATACTGTATAAACCTACGAGTAGAGAAGTCACCCTCATACTCATCAGTAAATGTAGTAGACATCAAGGTAAATGGTATATCTCTCTTCTCTTCTACTCCTTCTAACATATTGACTGTCACATTATATGATGGTTGGAAAAATGGTAATATCTGTTCTATGATTTGTAGAGAATCGTCTTGTTGTTTGGTAGCAAAACTAAGTCTAAATCCAATATCATATGGCACTGGCAAGAACATCTTCTTGACTTTTACCTTGTCGTTAGGAGACTTCATGGTAAATTTCTGTACAGGAGATGCCTTCCTTGTAGGATCATATGTGTAGGAAGTCAACTCAAATGATAGTCTTGGTAGTGTGATTGCTACATTATCATCAAAATTTGGTTGCTGTTCTATCCTTGCAAGAAACCTTTGCATAGGACCATATGCTATAGGCACCTTAATCTGACTTATAGACTTACCGTCACTTGCAAACTTTTTGATCTTTATATTATTGAATAAAGTTCCAAAAGCAATTACAGTCTTTCTAACTGTTTCGTTGTAAAAATAATTGCCTATCATTATACTTCACCAAATGGGTTCTTCTCTGTAAAGTTTAGGATGCTATCTGCTTCAACTTGGATGTCATCACCACTGTTGTTCGCATCATTGTCATCGTAATCAATACTATGTAGTCTGTATGCAGAACCTTCATTATCAACAATAAGTTCACCAACACTGAAGTCACCAGCAAGATTTCTTGCAGTAAGAGTGAGAGAAGGAGCATTCCATGATGTGACAAATGCAGTTGAGAGTGAAGATTGACCAGTAATAATTTCACCAAAGGAGAATGTACCAACACCTATGGTTCCAGCAGCAGAGACAGTTATATTTGGAACACTTACATAACCTGAACCAGCGTTTGTAATACGCACAGCACCAACTCCACCAGTATCATTCAGTACAGCAACAGCAGTTGCAGTTGTACCTGCGCCAGGTGGGCTGTCAAATGTAAGAGTTGGAGGAACTGTATACTTAGTACCAACATTAGTTATAGTAACAAGACCAACAGAACCAGAGGTAGATATTGCAACTATTCCTGAAGCTCCACTTCCTTTACCATCATCAGGTAAGAACTGAATTGTGGGTGGTGAAGTATATCCAGCACCAGGATTTGTTATGAATACACTCTGTACTCTTCTACTGTCAGTAAATCCAATATTAGTTGTAATAGCAACAGCAGTTGCAGTGGTACCAGTGGATATAACAGGGGGATTGATCTTGACTCGTGGGTCAGCAGTATAGTTTACACCACCATTGAGGAGGTCGATCCTCATAATACCTGTGGCAACTGTTGTTATCATGCTTGCAGTGTTACCAATAGCAACTAACTTCAGAGTTGCGTCATATCCAACAGTCGCCATGTCGTCATCTATTGCACTAATACCAGTGTCGATAACCTCGTCTTCGTACTCGAAAGGTTCACAGGTAAGTGTGTATGTGTAGTTCTTACGTAACTGATAGAACTCACTAACATCATCTACATATTTGATTTCTAGTAGTAAGTCCCTATATGGGAAGTATAGTAAGTCACCTTCATTAGGGCGGTCAGTTGGATTATCTAAACCTGAGTCTACTAAAGGTAACACTACATTTTTATATCTGTCTTGAGATATAACAATCTTCATCTCAGCAGTAGATCTTACACCAAATTTTGTTAGTAAATTATATCCAGAATCAAAACCTTCATATGACTCTATGTAACCCTCTATAGGAATTGATTGGTCAAAAGTAGAACTAGAGACCTCTCTCATTATAGTTTTTACATTGACAAAGTTTCTTGGCATGTAAACAAACTCGACCCCATATATCTGGATCTGTTCATTTATCAAATCTTGATAAAGACTCTGCTCAGACGGAGTACCTTGCTGAAAATATGGATTTAGTGCCATTAGCCAATGAGATCAAGTGGTGGTAATTCGTATTCATTTGCCATCTTACTTTCTAGAGTGTCTAGTTCTCCTAGAGCATCCTCATATATCTGTCTACCATTCATTTCTATACCGCCAGGTAGTTTTACACCTTGGAACTTTATAAGGTTCTGACCCCA